ATGGTGTTACCTTCACCAAATCCAGAAACAACATCAGCAGGAATAACGTATGAACCAGCCGGAACGTGCATCGGCAAATGATCTGTGCGCCCTGCAACGGGACTATGGATCGGTCCAGTATGAAGTTTGATCTTGTTTGGTAACATTTGGCCGCCGCCATAAGGCGCAGCATCAGCCGATATACCATAAGGAGATCCGCCAGATGCAAAAGCAACCCGACCGCCAGTCGAATCCGTGGATTGATCTTTATCCCTGTCTAAGAAATTAAGGAAACGATCTACAATGCTGGGTCCAGAACTTGTATCTGACGATGGTTGAATAGCACCAGTTGACGTATCGCCCTTCAACCTAGCCTGATAGATCGGGGTGTTACGGATAAAGTCCAACGCCGTTTCTTCACCGCCCTGACCAGAACGGGACAACGCCATATCATTGGTAGGCCGTGAAGGTGGCATTGGTGCAGATGATGGTGCCCTGAATGAACTACCAGACCCAGATTGTTGGGGTGCAGCATATCTGGATGTGTCTTTGTCCCGTGCAGGCAATGAATTTATATCAGGGTATTCCTGCCCACCGCCTACAGATGACTGCGAAGGATTGGGGTGCGTAGATGCAGCAGTACTAGGAAAATTTTCTTCATATGCAGCATAAGTACCCGGAAATGTTTGCTTAGCCCAATCAGGTTTTGTGGTTGTTGCTCCCCAATTTGCTTTGCTTTCTGCTTCTGCGATTTCATTTGATCGGGGGTTTGGAATTCTTGTCGGCGTGTAAGGGCGTGTAATATAATCATAAATATTTTGAACGCCACGGCGCAAAAGGCCCATATCAACGGGCTGTGCGCCTTTTGGAGATTCATCAGATGGTGTTACCACAAAATCAGGGTTCAAAACTTTTTGGGGCAGCGGTTTGCCATAGTCCGGGTTTGGTACCTTTTGTGGTTTTGTTGTTCCCTTGTAAGCATTTTTAATCACATTGGAAATTTCATCAAAATCACTATTATCATATAACCCGCCGCCTTTTTTCTTGGCTTTACGGGCCACATTCAAAGCAGCAGCGACAGCTTGCTTCTGGGGATGGCCAGCATGGATCATTTCCCGAATGTTGGAACTGATTGTTTTCTGGGATTTACCTTTTGCAAGCGGCATGGCTACACCTTAAGTCTGAACGTAATACGTTACGTTTATGGATTGGCCTGATCCGGGCTTTATAACCAGACCATTCGTAAATACTGCGCCGACATCGTAAACGCCAACGGTGTTAATAGTAGCACATAATGCATTGGATGCACTAGCATTTGCGATGGAATTTGCGTTATGTATCAATCCAGAAGCCGATCCAGCGCCGACAATAGAATACCTGCAAAGATAACCCCTGCCAGATATAACCAAAGTATTAGCTGTAACAGTATCAGATGTTGCATTGCCTTCATTCCTAAGATTAGCCTGCGCTACCCCGTTAATGGCGACAACGCCGTTTTTCTGGGCTGTTAAAATATCATCTAAACTTGCCATCAGTATTTTCCATCCTGCGCTACCCGATACCTGATATTTCCTAAACGCCAAAAGGAATTGATGTCGTTGCTTTCAACCCTGATTGACACCAACCTACCCCTGAAACGGGGGGTTATGTAGTTAATGGCTTGTGTCACCGTAAACGGCCCATAAGTTTTCGGCGTTTCTGTAGGATAATCAGTAACATAGAACGTAAACAGTACGTTTGCGCCTTGGTTCGAATTGCCAAAATAACCCCATTTCATATCGGGCCAAATCTGGTCAACAAACATCTTAAATTCTGCTTCCGTCAGGACAAAATAACCTGTCTGGAAATAAGAATTCATCGGCTGCGTATCAGCATTATAACCTGTTTCATGTTGATACAGGTAAAAGTCTGCCGCTGCACCGATGGGTGGGCCAAGGACTGATTCGTTGATCCAAGCCGTACGGCTTAACGTCCCATAGTCCCATTGATCTAAATAGATGTTGTATTTGACATAAGTCGTAACATCGCCGCCCGATTGGGTTGGGAAATACCAACTTACTTCCCCGAAACGGGAATTAGCCGCAAACCTGATTTTATCTTTGTCAACATTCAATAATTCTTGGAAAACAACGTCCCAAACAGGGCAGCGGATCGGTTCTGGCCCACCAGCACCTAACCGATAGAACTGGCTTTGGCCCATCCAATATACTGCGCCATTCATCGACCCAGCGGCTTTACGCCCGATCAATCCACAGCCGTTACCCAATTCGTTGAAACTGTAAACGTAGGGCGGGCCTGTATATTGCATTGCCCATAAGCCAAGATCAGTCCAGATAAGGCCCTGTTGCGGGCCCTGAATGCACTGAACAATCCGGCTACCTTTCGGGATACGGAACGAATCGGCTTGGTTAGTAAGGCGGGGNATCCATTGATTAAAGTTATCAACGTCGCACCAATTTATCAGAAGCGGGTCGATAATACCCGTCTGCGTACTGCCCCAAGCAATGATTTGGCGCTGCGGCATTGCAACAAACATGCCATTGTTGACAGGCGGTGCTTCTGGAATGACGATTGCATTTCGAACGCCAGTCGTTGGGTCCCAAATAAAAATACCGTCGCCCAGCGGGTTTGCGACAAGAATTTGCCCCCAATTATCTAAAGTCCAATCTACTGCCTGAATATATGAACCCGATACGCCAGACCCACCGCCGACACCTGTGCCGTAGCCACCGCCACCGTAAGGGCCGCCGCTATAGGCAAGCGGTGAACCTGTTTGGGATATGCCATGATATTGGACTATGTATGCGTTATTAGAATTCAAATAAGCAGAAACCGGCGAAGCACTGGCTGATAGGTTAGTGGCTGTAATGGTAAAATTATTAGCATTAACAACCGTATTGATTTGATAATTGCCATACAGGATTAGGTTATCAACCGTTGTAGCAATCAAAATCGGGAATGTTTCACCGACCGAATAGCCATGATTTGTCAAAAGGACGTTAACAACAGCAGATGCAACTGTTGTCGTAAAATAAGGCAAAGTACCGCCACTGGTGACGGTAGATGTTGCATTTGCAGGGTTTCCAAGCGCATCTTGGGCATAAATATAGACAGTATNGGCCGATGTTGTGGCTGTACATTGATACAAGCCATACAAAATCAATCCACCGACAGCTATCTGCGTTTTAATGTAAATCGAATCTAAATTAGTAAACGTAGCGCCNGTCACCGTAACTGTTACTTGGTTACTGCCTGAAGTTGTAGAAAAGTTAGGGGCTAAGTTAAAAATAGCTTCTTGGGGCGAAATGTCGGTCGAATTACCGCTTTGGATAACCTGCAACGATCCACCCGCCCCCGCAGGTAAGCCTTCACAGCCCGCCACCAAATAAGAATTGCTGTTAGTATCTTCCCAAGCCCATAAAGCCCTGCATATCGATCCAAGTGACGTTTGAACGTATTTGGTCCAACCACCCAGCTTTTGAACGATGCCGCCAAGCGTCCGGTCAGGAACAAATCGAATAAGCTGGCTTTGCGAAATTGCTGCTTCATTAAGGGCCGGTGTCTTAGTTGTATCGACGCCCGGGATAAGTTTGAATGCGCTATGGGGCATGTTTTACCCCCGTGTCGGCGAAGCGGCAGATGAAGGTGACTGCGAAGACCAAGCCGCAGCTTCAAACTTTTTGCGGTTTTCTTCCATCATGGCGCTGGCTTTAAGCGTCTGATATTGGCTTTCATAGCTAACAGCCATCTGCGGATCATCAGCCTGCTTACCGAAGTTACGCTGGTATGCGCTGACATAAATCATTGATGCCATAATGAAGACATCAGGCAAATAAAGGCTGATAAAGGTCGTTTTGTTGGTTGCAGACAAGCTGTCTGGGCGATATGTGCCGATCAATTCGACCGTNTAAGCCTGATCTGGATATGGACCAAGCAGGAAGGTATAATCATCAAACGGAACAAAATATTTCGGAACGCCCCGATTAGCTGTCAATCCAGACCCGTAAACCTGATCCAGAAATTCCTTCGTCGTTGGCAGAAGCGGCACCCGATTACCATTATCTGGGCTTGTAACACCATAAGGCGTTATGACGTTAATCTGTTCTGGAACGACAAAAGTCCCTGCTGGAACGTTGATTTGGCGGCTTCCAACGGTGCAACTGTAGTCAGTATTAGCAATGGATGTAAACAGAAAGTCTAATTCCCGATACATCCGGTTTTCAGCGTAGGTTATGGCTTGCGGCAAAATAGTCAAAAAGGCCGTATTCGTTGGATCGACAACCGCCATCGTTGCTATTTGGGTTACATAGCTATTGGTGCCGGGAATTGTTCCATCGTACGAAAGACCCGTCGTCATTATGTAAGCCCTTATGCCGCATCAGAAAATTTATTATACGCCGTTTTTAACTTTTTGTCATACTGATTCGTTTCATAACTAGGTCCATTGTAATACCTAGCAAATCCAGCCCAATCTTTGTTAGCAAGTTTGCTAACTAAGCCATTAGATTTCATGAAATTAACCATATGGCGCAGTTGATTTGTTTCAGATTCAACAGCCTGCTGTACCATTTCTTGTACAGTT